CAGGATGCAGGAACGTCTGCACATATACCACTTTTTACAGGGATCACATCGGTCCCCGAAAGAAGTCTTGACGGTACAAGGGAATCATATTCGGCAGAATGCTATTCAGTGCTTAAGCCTATGGCTGACAGACTGCTGCAGAGAGGGTGGTACGCGCCGGCGGATGCGGATGGCGCAGCACTTGCCGCAAGGCTGTTGAGCACAGGCCCTGCGCCTGTTACGTTTGATGAAGGCTCACCGCATCTTGCTGATGCAATAGTGGCAGAAGATGGCGAGAGCGATCTTACTATGGCAGAAAAGATAATAACAGCGATCGGCTGGCGTATAAAGATAAGCGGTGACGGCAGGATCCATATATGTGAAAAGGCATCTGAGGTCACTGCCGCATTTGATTCTCTTTCTAATGATATCATCGAGATGCATGTGACAGACACATGCGACTGGTATTCATGCCCCAATGTTTTCAGAGCAGTGAGCGGTGATGCTACGGCTGTTGCAAGGGATGATGATCCGGAAAGCATTCTGTCCACAATAACGCGAGGAAGAGAAGTATGGATGGAAGAAACGGACTGCAGTCTTAATCTTGGAGAAACGCTTTCCTCATATGCTTTAAGGAGACTTAAAGAGGAACAGTCTCCAGCAAGGACTCTTCATTATGACAGAAGATATCAGCCGGATGTTTCATCAGGAGATCTTATACGGATCCGTTATCCGGGAAACGGTCTGGACGGGACATTTCGCATCAAAAGTCAGAGCATTGAACTTGGATACGGAGTGAAAACAACGGAAGAGGCGGTGACGGCATGACGGTAAAAAAATCAAAGATACAGCAGGATATCATTTCAGCAATGGAAGAAAGCAGTGCAGGGACCAAGGGCTATGACACCGTGGCAACAGTCAAACGTGTTGAAGATAATACAGCCTGGGTCCACATACCGGGAGGTGTGGACGAAACACCGGTGACACTTTCTATAGATGCTAAATCAGGTGACATTGTAAGGATCAGAGTCGCAGGAGGAAAGGCATGGGTGACAGGCAATGACACCGCGCCTCCGACAGACGATACGACAGCAATAAACGCAAGGATCAATGCGGCAGTGGCTAAGATAACAGCTGAAAATGCTGAGACAGAAGCCGCCGGCGCAAATAAGAAAGCCGATTCAGCAGGGTCTGCAGCGGAAAAAGCCGCCGGTGCCGCGCTAACTGCAGGAAACATGGCATCGTCTGCTTCAGCATCTGCAGCGACTGCATCCCAGGGCGCGGCGAGAGCGGAAAATGCTGCGAACGCAGTGAATGTAAAACTCACGACGCTCATAAGGCAGACGGATGACGGGATAGAAGCAGGAAGGATACCGGATGCCGGGACTCTGCCGGACGGATCTTCCATAACACTTCCTTTGGCGCTCGTCAATACAGACGGAAGTTTTGATGTGCTTCTTGCGACATACAAAAACAGCGGAGGTACTGTGGCTAAAACTGATTCAGTACGGATAGCATCGTTCGGGGCGGATGCCGTCATCGGGAGCATCGCGGGAGCGCATGCCCATATAGACAGCGACAGTTTTGATATCATAGATGCGTTTGGTAATGTACGTGCAAGCATGGGCGGCAGCACTCCGATGTTTCAGATAGGAAAGTTCACGTTCATAAACCGTGAAAACGGAAATCTTACACTTAGGCTCAATGAAGGGTGATGAATAATAATGGCTATATACAGTAAGAAAATAAGTATGCCGTATCTGCCTCTAATGGCAAGCAGTGCAGGTACGATCTCAAAGGACAGCTATCTGCTTGTGGAAGTGACCGGGATAACGGTTAACGACGGATATACGAACGCAACTATCAAATACAGCCTGTATGCAAAATCTACGACTGCCAGGAGCGTGACTGCTTCCATAAGCACAACAAACAGCAGTGTCAGCAAGACGGTAAAAGTGACCACTTCAATGACATGCATCCTGACCGCGACAGAAACAGTTTCAAGTTCGGATATGATAGATGTATACACCGGTGCGACTATTTCATATGAAGTGGCGGGTTCATATATGCCGACTACCTATGGTGTCAGCAGCATGGCGGATATAATGTCATCGAATTACATACTGTTCGTCACATTCGGAAAGATGACATCCTATCCCTTTGCAATGAAATACGGGGAAACAGGTACATTCACTTTCAATAAATCATCTGCTTACAGACTTGAATTCCTTGATGCATCAGGGGTATCAAGGTACACCGCGTCGATAAGCGGTACGAGCGTAAGCACAGCTGTTCCAGTCAGTGTGTTCTCAACAGTCAAAGCAAGTCTTAAGACCTGCAAGGTATATGAGATCTACAGCGGGACAGATATCGCGGAGAAGTCGTATAATCTCACAGTGAGTGAAACAGCTTGTTCTTTGTCATTATCAGCACTGCGTTCACCTACGGATGCTGATGCTTCGCTTGTGACAGTCTCGGTTTCCGGTGAGTCGGCACTTTCGAGTACATCAAGGACAGTGACCGTTTATGCGAAGGAAACAAGTTCGGAGGTATGGAATGCTGTAGGAACGATAAACCCTTCAGCATCATCATTCACAGGTGAGACGATGTCGGTCGATCTCGATATAAGTTATTCGTGGGATATTTACGGTATATTGAGTGATGGATATACAAGCGTACAGTCGAATATATTCAGAATATACTCAAAGTCATACATCATGGATGTGAGGACAGATGGAAAGGGGATAGCCTTCGGCGGTACTGCAGCAACAGAAGATGAGATGTACTGCGGCTTTGGCAGTTTCAGAGCAAACAACGGTTCATTCGAAGGCAGTCTTTCAGTATCCGGGGACATTAAACCAGGCAGGATAAACGGGATCGCTGATTTAATATATCCTGTCGGTGCCATATACATGTCCGTAAGTTCTGCATCACCGGCAAATCTGTTCGGAGGTACGTGGGAACAGATACAGGACAGATTCCTGCTTTCTGCGGGAAGTTCATACGGGGCAGGATCGTCCGGCGGCTCCGCGGATGCCGTGGTTGTATATCATAATCATTCTCAAAACCAGCACAGGCATGAGATGCTCGCCAACTGGTCAGATGGTACAGGCTCGGATAGTGCATATGTGTATGAAACAAAAAGGTCAACTAAAAGCAGGTATACATCATATGTTACAGCAACGAACAATCCTACCGGTGTAGACGGGACTGGGAAGAACATGCCGCCGTACCTGGCTGTGTATGTATGGAAAAGAACAGCATAGATCGTTATATGTGGCTGCCGTAAGGCAGTTATTTTTATGGAAGGAGAACAATAAAATGAAAGAGTTCTGGGCAATCAGCCAGGCTATATTTACCGGTCTTGGCGGATGGATAGGATATTATCTGGGAGGATGTGATGGTTTGCTTTACGCACTTATTGCATTTGTCGTTATCGACTACATAACAGGTGTGATGTGCGCTGTAGCTGATCATAAGCTTTCGAGCAATGTCGGTTTCAAAGGGATATGCAGGAAGGTCCTTATCTTCCTGCTTGTAGGCATAGCAAACATCATCGACACGAAGGTACTGGGACAGCCTGGTGTGCTGCGTACTGCAGTGATATTTTTCTATATCAGCAATGAAGGCATAAGTCTTCTTGAGAATGCGGGGCATCTCGGACTTCCTATTCCGGGGCAGCTTAAGGCAGTGCTTGAACAGTTGCATCACAGGGCAGAGAAGGAGGGAACGGATGAAGATAAATAAGAAGATAAGCAGGTACAACCAGTCGAGCAGAAACGGTGCGTCCATAAGATATATAGTTATCCATTATGTAGGAGCGATCAGTTCTGCAAAAAACAACTGCATATATTTCTGCGGGGGAGACAGGGACGCATCAGCGCATTTCTTTGTAGACAGTGAGATATGGCAGTGCATACCGGAATCCAAAGCGGCATGGCACTGTGGCGGCGGACTGCAGGATACAGGAAGTGCAATGAACGGCGGAAACCGCGGAGCGACGCTTCACGGGATCTGTACAAACAGTAATTCTATAGGCATAGAACTCTGCTGCTACAGACATAACGGCATCATCACACCTACTCCTGAATCCATAAAAACCGCAGCCCCGCTCGTAAGGCATCTCATGAAGAAATACGGTATCCCGGCAGGAAGGGTAGTAAGGCATTTCGACGTCACAGGAAAATGCTGCCCTAACGGGTATATTTCGGCTAAAGCCTGGGCAGGACTTCATGAAAAGCTCACCGGAGTTAAAGATGTGCCTTATCCCGTCAGTGATATGAAAAAAGGCTCTTCCGGTGATCAGGTGGTGAAACTTCAGAAGTGCCTGAACAAGATTATTGGTTCAGATCTTGACCTTGATGGTGAGTTTGGTCCTGCAACAGAAAAAGCAGTGCGTAGTTTTCAGAAAAAGTACAAACTCGAGGTCGACGGTATAGTTGGTCCTAAGACGCGTACAAAGATAAAAAAGTTATATGTGAATTAGAGTATTAAGAATCATGGCTCATGGGAGAAATCCTGTGGGCCATTATTTTTTTGCAAAGTTACATAGAAAGCCGGAAAAATGTTTCTGGAATCTCCTTAGAAAGTTAGAGGAAAAAGTGTGACGGTAAGGAGGTACCAATGACAAGTAGTGAGAAGATGCAGGCTACCATTTTAAGAGATAATGGCTGGGGAGCTAGAAGAATCGCTCGAGAGCTTGGCCTCTCGGAGAATACGGTAAAGTCATATTTCAGAAGACATGAATCTCAAGTAGCCAAGGAAACGCATAAATGCAAGTACTGCGGAAAACCTGTTCAGCAAGATCCACATCGGAAAGAAAAAAAGTTCTGTTCAGATGCTTGCCGTATGAAATGGTGGAATAGCAATACGGATCTGGTTAAGCGGAAAGCCATCTACGAATATATCTGTCAGCAGTGTGGTAAGCCGTTTACAGCCTATGGGAACAGTAAGAGAAAATATTGCAGTCATGCTTGTTACATCCAGGCAAGATTTGGAGGGGAAAGCAATGACTGATGAACAATTTAAGCGTGAAAAGATGTATCAGACCATGATGAGCATGATGAGATCATTACTGGAAAAAGGTTCTCTTACGAAGACACAGTACAAAAAAATAGATGCAGTAATGCTCGAAAAATACCAGCCAATTTCAGGTAATTTATTCTCGGATCCGGACTTGATATATATAGGAAGTAGAGTGATAAATGGTACTGGAAAGGAGTGATATTAATGGCCAAGATTACAAAGATTAAAGCCTCTGTGCCGGAGATCGAGCCCAGAAAAAAGGTGGCCGCTTACGCCAGAGTTTCTCGTGACGGGGAGCGGCTTCTTCATTCCTTCTCAGCTCAGGTAAGCTACTACAGTGCACTGATTCAGAAAAATCCTGAGTGGGATTACGCAGGCGTATATTCTGATGAGGCAATCACTGGTACAAGGATTGATTGGCGTGACGGATTTCAGAAGATGCTCAGAGATTGTGAAACCGGAAAAGTAGACATTATTCTGACGAAGAGCGTTTCACGTTTTGCCAGGAACACCGTAGATCTATTGAATACGGTCCGCCATCTAAAGGAGATCGGGGTTGAGGTCAGATTCGAAGAGCAGAACATAAGCACATTCAGTGGTGACGGAGAACTCATGCTTACGATTCTGGCTTCTTTTGCGCAGGAGGAAGTTACATCAACCAGCCAGAATATTAAGTGGGCCAAGAGGAAACAAGCTGAAAAAGGTACCATGACTAACACGTCGGTTCCTTACGGTTACAGCTGTGAAAACAGAACGCCAGTAATTATTTCGGAGCAGGCGGAGATTGTCAGAAGAATTTTCGAAGAGTACGTAGATGGAGAACTTCTGCAGAACATCGCTGCCAGGCTGAATGAGGAAGGTGTAAAGACGCAGCGTAGAGGAAAATGGACTCCGACCACACTGCAGCGGATGCTTAGTAATCCAACTTACATTGGGAGTATGGTACTCGGAAAATGGTATACAAGGGATCCGTTGAAACATGAAAAGGTCAAGAATAAAGGAGAACAGGAGATGTTTTTGGTGGAAGATTCGCACGATGCCATAATAGACAAAGACACATTTGATTTTGCTCAAATGGAACTTAAGCGTCGTAGTGAACTTGGACAGTTTGTTAGCCCCAATGTGACGTTGACTGAGTTTACTGGAAAGATCATCTGCGAATGCTGCGGTATGCCTTTTAATCGGCAGTCGAACCGCATGAGCGGCGGACGCAAGGTCCCGCGTTGGAGCTGCAAAAAGCCAGGAGGGAAATGTCCAACTGCAGGAATTCTAGAATCAGAGCTACAGGAAATAGTAAAAACAATACTCGGTCTTGATAAGTACAGCAAAGAAGCATTTACTGCTCAGGTCGATCATCTTTCAGTTTCCATTGAAGATGTCATCACTTTTTATCTAAAAAATGGTGAAATAAGGACCTGGCAGTTCATACGACGGAAGGCTTCACCTTTAAAGACCAGAAGGAAAGATACGGTTGCCCTGGCAGGTAAGATAATTTGCAATAACTGTGGAGAACCATACCGCTACCGCTCACAGAAAAGTGAAAAGGAGAACGGTGGCCGGATTGGATACTGGCGATGTATGAATTGTAAAGGACCAAATTTGCGCGACGATGATCTTAAGAATCTGATCGCAAAAGTTATGGGCACATCAGAATTTGACGAAGCTGCATTTGTTGAGAAGATTGATAAGATCCAGGTCGAAGTAACCGACATGCGATTCTGTTTTAAGAGCGGGTACGAGGAAACTAAGGAATGGGCGCCGCCAAGTCATAAAGGCGTTAAGTGGACGGAGGAACGTAAACGTGAAGCAAGGGAGAGCGGCGCCTATAAGCGACAATGGACTGAAGAACGCCGTCAGAAAATGAGTGAAACCATGAAGCAGATAAGGAGGGGTAAGAAATGCCAAGGAAAGTAAAAACTATACCGGCGACAGTTAACCGCTTCACTGATATGCCACTAGGCAGCAATGTAAAGAGAAAAGTAGCTGGATATGCTAGGGTTTCAACAGATCATGAAGACCAGGTCACCAGTTATGAGGCTCAGGTTCAGTACTATACTGATTACATTAAAGGACGCTCTGATTGGGAGTTCGCGGGTATGTATACTGACGAAGGTATTACGGCGACAAGTACTGCAAAGCGTGAAGGATTCAGGCATATGATCTGTGATGCCAAGGATGGTAAGATAAATCTCATTGTGACGAAATCGGTCAGTAGATTTGCAAGGAACACGGTAGACAGTCTAACAACCATCCGGGAACTTAAGGATAATGGAATAGAGGTCTACTTTGAAAAGGAAAACATCTGGACGCTTGATGCAAAAGGTGAACTGCTAATCACAATCATGTCATCATTGGCGCAGGAGGAGGCTCGGTCCATTTCAGAAAACACGACATGGGGTGTAAGGAAGCGTTTCGAGAATGGCCAGGTCCAAGTACCATTTAAAACATTCAATGGCTTTGATCGCGGGGAGAATGGTGAGCTGGTAGTAAATGAAGAAGAGGCCAATACGGTTAGATTGATATTTAGACTTTATTTGGAGGGCCTTTCAAGCTATGCAATTGCAAAAGAACTCATGCGCCAGGGCATCAAGACGGCGGGTGGAAAGAGTCAGTGGTACTCTGGAACAATTCGTGGAATTCTTCAGAACGAGAAGTACACCGGCGATGCTCTTTTGCAGAAGACTTATTCAACGAGTTTCCTTACAAAAAAGATCAAGAAGAATACTGGTGAGATTCCACAGTATTATGTTGAAGGTAACCATGAAGCGATCATTGATCACGCGACCTTTGTCCTTGTTCAGGATGAGATGAAGCGCCGTAAGAAGAATGGTGGTAGGTATAGTGGAATCAGTATTTTCTCAAACAAGATAAAATGCGGTCAATGCGGAAGCTGGTACGGATCTAAAATTTGGCACAGTAATGATAAGTACCGGACTACAATTTACCAGTGTAATCATAAATTTGACGGCGGAGAGAAATGTGAGACACCGCATTTAAACGAGAAGCGGATCAAGGAACTTTTCGTAAAGGCAATTAACATTAGAATTGACGAAAAAGATGAGGTCTTGGCGAACGTTAAACTTTCCATTCAAGCGCTGGGAGATGCTGGTGAAATAAAAGCCGAACAGGTGCGACTTGAACGTGAGATGCAGGTCATGGTTGACCAGATCCACGGTTGGGTCGAGAAAAATGCGCATCGTGCCATGAATCAGGATGTTTACAGCGAGAATTACAACCGCCTGGTCGATCAGTACAACAGACTGAAAAAGACCTACGACGAGAATGCAGGACAGCTCAGTGCCTACATTACGGGTGCACGAAAACTTAAGGAATTCGAGAGGAAGCTTGCCAGGCAGAAGGATTGCATTGAAGAATTTGACGAGCCGCTTTGGAGCAGCCTAGTAAGCTACATGACAGTTAACTCTAAGAAGGATATCCGGGTAATGTTTGCGGACGGAATAGAGGTAAAGGTGGAATAATTGAAAGACAATCTAACAAGCATAACTATGAGGGCCTGGCTTAAGCTGGGCCCATATTTATTGCAATTTTAAATCAAATGGTTTAAAATATTCATTCAGAAGGAGGCGCCTGATGAGAACGTCTGATCTTGTGATTAAGCTATGTGAAACGCAGAACATAACCGTATCGGAACTCGGTCGTAGGATAGGTCAGTCTCCGCAAAATTTGAGTAAGAAATTAAAGCGCGATACGCTGACCGCCGATGAACTGTTAGCGATTGCAGAGGTGACGGGGGCATCGTTCGAGCAAGGATTTAAATTGCCGGACGGTAGAAAAATATATGATGGAACGGAGAACAATTCATGAACATTAACAATATCAATGTAAATAAATATCCGATTTCCCAGATCCTTGATCCGGAGTCGAAGACAATTTATGAAATACCGAAGTACCAGCGTGAGTATATCTGGGGAACAAAGCAGTGGGAAGAACTATTTGATGACCTGATTGAAAACGAAGCAGGCTATTTCCTGGGCTCAATCATTTGTATAAATACTACTCAGGACACGTTGAACAATCCAAAGTTCGAAGTTGTTGATGGCCAACAACGACTTACAACGCTTAGTTTACTTCTGGCAGCTCTTTATACCACCCTTGACGCAAATCGTGATAAGCTGGACGAGGATCAGCAGTCTGATATTCTTCAGCTAAAGAGAAAGCTGGTCTTGAAAAAGACTCAGTCAGATATTCGAATCATTCCACAGGTCCAGCATAAGAATTTAGAAGACTACTTCGGTCTTCTTGGAGATAAAAAGATCATAGCTCCCCATCAAATTCCGAAGTTTGCTGGCAATCGTCGTATTTTCCAAGGCTACTACTATTTCAAGAAGCGCATTGATGCAGAGCTTGCTGAATCGACGAATATCGTCAGTAAGATGTTCGAGATATTGGAGAAGGTCAATCAGGCAATCCTTGTGATGATCGAAGTGTCTAATCATTCGGATGCGTATACCTTGTTCGAGTCTTTGAATGATCGTGGTACGCCGCTTACGTCGCTTGATCTAATAAAGAACTTGCTTCTGGCACGCATGGATATAACAGATAGTGATAATTTGGATTATTATTTTGGACGTTGGACAGAGGTAATGGACGCGCTTGGTGATGACGATAGTGTTCGGGAGCGTTTCTTTAGACAGAACTATAATGCGTTTCGGAAGGACCTTAATGCACCGTTCGTAACGGAGGATGAGAGACTATATCCTCTTGGTACAATAGCTACTCGGTCTACAATGCTCGACATTTACGAGAAAATTGTTACGAAAGATCCTGTGGAGTTCCTTGACGAGATTTCGGCCAATGCAGAGATTTATTCCAGGATTATACTCCAGAAATCGGATGATCTTACTCTGGCAGTTAAGGAAGCTTATCTCGATTTGCAGCGGGTTGGAGGCGTACCTTCCTATTTGTTCCTGCTTTATTTGATGAAGAAGCAGGATAATCTCGGAGTTGATGAGGTTCTTTATGTAAAAATCATCCGTTTTTTGATAACTTTCTTTGTAAGGCGTAACATGACCGATGTACCTCCGACAAGAGATTTGACCAGATTATTTATGGCCTTCATCGAGGAGTTAGAAAAACAGAATTATACCGGAAGCGATATTTATACAAAGCTTTATGAGAGATTTGCTGCTGTGTCCGCCGATGATGAAACATTTGAAGAGAAGCTTCGCGGTCAGGTATATAAAGAGAACACCGGTGCAACCAGGTTTATTCTCTGCATGATTGCTAAGCAGGGTATGACGGCGGAGAGCCAGAAAAACCTGTGGGAGAAAAACGGAAGTAACCAGTACATTTGGACGATCGAGCATATCTTTCCAGAGGGAAAAAATATTCCAGATGCTTGGGTTAATATGATCGCTGGTGGCGACCGTGCAAAGGCGGACCAATATCTTGAAGGGTATTCGCATACATTTGGAAATTTGACTATTACCGGATATAACAGTTCGCTTGGTAATAAGTCATTTAAAGAGAAAAAAGAACGTAAGGATAATAACGGAAATCCAATCGGCTATCTAAACGGACTTAATTTGAACGCGGACCTGGTTGACAAGGACAAGTGGACCGTTGATTTGATTAAGGCCCGCACAGATAAGTTGGTTAGGAAAATACTGGAACTGTTTAAGTTGTGA